AGTTCTTCTTATGCAGTGCTTCTGCAAACAGGGGATTCCATTCCTCATCCGGCTGTTTAGGAGCGTATTTTTTTTCCCATTCTCTAAGAAGATGAAAATAATCCGTCAGCACCTTGTAGCAATGATTTTCTCCTTTTTGATACTTCTGTTCCGGTGTCGGCTCACGAATACGAGGGCGGACACTGGGCTTTTGTCGGCTGTCATAGTTAAGACCAAAATCTTCAGCAAGTTTGACAGCAGCTTCCCTCAGCCCGATACCGAATAGCTTCGCTGTGAGATCAACAGCGTCTCCGGTTGCTCCGCAGCCAAAACAGTAATAGCGTTCATCCAGCTTCATACTGGGGGACTTATCTGAGTGAAACGGACAGCACGCCATACCTGTGCGACCCACTTTCAAGCCATAGGCTTCTGCGGCTTGTCGGGCAGTAACATTTTCTTTTACAACTTCAAATACATTCATGTGACTCCTTTCCTGAAACGAAAAAAGCACCTGTCATTTTCAAAACGAAAACAGCAAGTGCCTTAGAGTTCCATATTTAATTTTAGGTGCAAAAAAGCAGGAGACCTTTTCAGATTTCCTGCTTAGCAAAGCTGTGAAGATTTAATTGTGGTTGGGTTGCCAGTTATACAAACTGGAAATTTTCTTTTTAGAATGAATTATTTAATTTCTACAATAGCACCATATTTCGTATGCGGAAGATATTGTACCTTTAAATAAGTATTTTTATCAATATACCTTGAAAATACTGTGATTTCGATTTCATCATCTTTAACTTTATCATATAGAAAAATACTTCTTCTTTCAGAAGATATATCTGCACCACCATGAGATTGTTCAGTTACATATCCTTCTGCATAACTATACTGTTTGTTTATGATGTAAGGCATATCTAAAACAAAATCTTTCAAATATAAGATTAAAAGAATAGCTACTATAACAAGAATGGTATTAGCCAATCGAAGAAATATTATATCATTTTTTCCAGTATATTCTTTTTTTATCGCTTCTTTATCAAAAAATATCGAATAGATAAGTTTTCTTTTTTTAATTAGATAGATAAAGCAAAACAATCAGACTACCACATCAAATTTTCCATGCAATTTTAACTTTACCGTGTCCAACATGAATAGATTCAATCAGGGTATCGACCACGGTTAATTTATCGTCGATAGATATATCGTTCCATTTGCTCATGTAATCGCTGATGACGCCGATGTTTTGTCTGTCATACATTTCGGCTGACATTTGAGCGATTTTTTCTTTTACCGTTTTCTTCTCTTCATCGAGTGCATCAATGCGCTCATTGATATATTCCATTGTCGCTGTGCTTGCAGACACGATTTTGTCTATAAGCGTGGCGATTTCTTTTTCGATTTCTTCTGCACGGATTTTTAGTTTGGTAAGCTCGATGGGGTCTCCGTGCTTTTCCTTGAAAGAAAGCTTGTTGAACTCTTTAAGTTTGCGGGACATTTCATCAAAGACAATGTCCTCGATTCCGCTGGCCTGTATTGCGCCTACGCCGTCGCAGGATGCGGAAACATACTTGCTGTTGCAGATGTAGTACCTTGCGTCTGCACTGCGTTTACGGGGATAGGATTTCAGGGAGAGGGCGTGCCCACAATCGATGCACTTGATTTTACCGGCAAGCCATGTGTTCTTTGCTTTCACAGGTTTAGCTATCTGGCGCACATTCAGGCACTTGCGCCTGCACCGAATCCATGTATCAGAATCGATGCACCCTGCGTGCGGAGCAAGAACGAGAACATGACCGTCAAGAGAAATGCTCTTGCGTTTGGCCGCTTTGTTCCCTGTGTACAGATAAGCTCCATTTGTTCCAATGAACTGAGAGATGTCGTTGATGATTTCGGTTCCTTGCCCGTGGAAGAATTCAAAAATAGAAGCGTCTGCTTTAGCGTACACAGGATTTGTAATAATATCTCTGATGCGCATACGGCTGAAGTTCTTACCGTTAGGATTTTTAATTCCATTCTGGCTGAGGTAGCGCACCACATCGGCAAAGGAAACCTGCGGCATGGCATACAGAGAAAAGATAAGCTGCACGACCTGTATCTGTTCTGGAATGGGTTTATACATACAGGTTTTGATGCCCTCCATAACGGTGTTTTCCAATTCAAACCCGTAAGGGACTCTGCCGCCCATGTAGAATCCTTTTCTGCTGCGTGAGCGGTATGCATCCATGACACGCTGTTGAATCGTCTCGCGCTCAAGCTGGGCGAATACCATGACTATCATCAGCATTGCTTTGCCAATAGGTGTTGAGGTGTCAAATCGTTCTGTAATAGACACGAACTCAACGCCGTACTTTTGCAGCTCACTGATAACATTTGCAAAGTCAAGAACTGAACGGCTGATTCGGTCAAGGCGGTACACAATAATTCGTCTTGCGCCGCCAGCACGAACAGCTGCCATCATATCTTGAAAGTCAGGACGCTCTGTATTTTTACCGCTGTACCCTTTATCTCGAAATACTCTGTACGGATTATTCCCTACCTCCCGCAGGCACAACTCGATTTGGCTTTCAATAGAGATACTGTCTTCTTTATCAACAGACTGTCTTGCGTAAATAAAATCTTCCATCGATATCCTCCGTCTTATTTCTTTTTCGGTGTGTATTTGCTAAAGACGGTGTACAGGGTTTTTTCAATTTCATTTTTCTGTTCCTGTCGGTCGTCTTTATGTATAACTGGCGTGAGGTTGATGATGGTATAAATATCGCCGTCATATACGGCGTTGACTTTTTCTTCGGTATATTTTTTTGCGGCTATGATAACCAACCTCCTTGTTGGCGTAAAAAATAATGGGGCTGGCTTATTATCACCAGCCCCATCTCTACATGAAGTACTCAGGGTCTTAATCCTTTTTCTGTTTGAAGCGACAGCTGAAGCATATCGCCACGCCTGTTGTCACCAATGTTACCAATGCAACAAACAAAGCATTTAACGGTGCATCTCCTGTCTTCGGGATGGTAATGTTTTTGATAGCATCTGCGTCGTTATACCATTTGGATGTTGCGGTTTGCTTACATATCATCCCAAAGTTCTGAATTAACACATCGTTGCTCATGCAAACCTTACCATTGTAGACATCTTCCGGTGTCATATTGAGCGCAGTCAACTCTTTTGTCAGTTCCAAAATGTTGCCATCAAAATGCACATCTGTTACTACTCCGGACACTGACCGTGTAAACACCAATTTACCGATTGTAACGGTATCACCACTGATGGTAATTGGCATATTGTTGTAATGTAGCTCCTGAAGTGATGTTTTTTCTTCGATGCTATATGTGAGCATCGGACGGCTTCCGGTAACAAGAGCTGCATACAAGCCGTTGTCCAGGTTTGTTGGTGCGGCCATATCGGTCACAATAAGTTTGCCGGGGTCTACCTTTTGATTGTCGGCATTGTACACCTCAATACTGTAGTAGGCGTATTCACCTTTGCGTGCAGTAGTATTCGGGTTTACCCGGAAGCTATTGCCGACATCGCCGGGAATCAACTCGTATTTTACGATGTTGATTGTGTATGTCTTGCATGGTTCTGAGGTGGAAGTCCAAGAGAGGGCATAAACGGAAGTTGTACCAAATACAAGTACAACAACCAGAAGCAGTGAGAAAATTCGTTTCATAGTCTTTTCCCTTTCTATGTATATTTCTTCGGTCGTGAGACGCTGTCTCTACCGAAAACTATTGAACGAAATCATTACACTGCAATGCAGGGTTTCATTATGATTTGCTGTCTGTAGAGCCCATACCGCCGTTTCTGACGCCTGTTGCATCGTCGGAGTATGTTACCCCATAAGGGATGAAAATCGCCTGTAGGAAGTCGCTACCGGCCTCTACGGTAAGTGTTTTGCCTGTATGATTGTTGTTCGTGATTTTAGCGAAGATGTGCCCCTCGTTATCTGAGTAGTAATAGTCGCTGTCAATCACGCCCATCGTGTTGTCCAGTTGCAGGCGGTACTTGAAGCCAAGGCCGCTGCGAGGCAGACAGCCAAGCCACCAGCCTTCATCGACCTTAACCCGAATGCCGGTGGGGATTTTGATGGTATCACCGGCGTCCAGTGAGAAGGAGAACGGCGCCTTGAAGTCATAACCGGCAGAGCCGGATGTGGCTCTGGACGGAAGCTGGAGAGCCTCCCATGACTTCTTGATGTTCTCTTGCAGAGCAGGAGTCATTTCCTGCCCTTTATAAAATTCATCTTTGATAGCTTCGTAGTACTGCTCGAAGCTGACTTTTTCAAACTCACCGACTCTGTTCATTCTTCAACCTCCTGCGTGTAACCAAGTGCGTCCATGTCTGCCTGGAAAAGCTCCCAGAACCCATCAATTCGAGGGTCTTCAATAGACTCAACAAGACCGGTGCGAAGCAGTGCCAGACACGCAATGCCTTTGGGTGTCAGCTGATATACGGCATCATCATCGTCTTCATCCGCCTCTGCACCGTCGCAGCATTCGCAATCAAGGTCGCAGTCGTCTTCGGGGTAAGGGGTTTCTGTGACGCTCTGGCTTTTGATTTTGCCGTCTTCATCGTACTCGGTATATGTAGTAATGATTTTCTTAGTCATGTAGTTCCTCCTGCATGGATTTGATAATGTTGTCAATGATGTGAGCGACGCTGACAAAGTCTTCGGCGGTATAGCCCTTAGTCGTCATAGCTGCCGTTCCGATACGAACGCCGGAAGTCTGCTGCGGAGAACGAGTTTCATTGGGAACACAGTTCTTGTTAAGGGTAATGCCATGCTTGTCCAATTCGTCCTGTACCGCTTTGCCGGTCAACCCTGTTTCCGTCAGGTCAAGCAGGAACAGATGGTTGTCTGTACCACCTGTAACAACCTTGTAGCCCATCGAAATAAACGCATCGCACATCGCCTTACAGTTACGCACAACGGCGTGGATGTAGTTCTTGAACTTGTCTGTGCAAGCCTCCTCGGCTGTTACCGCTTTACCAGCGATGATATGCTGCAGCGCCCCGC